AACTGATGTGGGCGGCAAGTGATGTTGATGCTTACATCCACGCCGAAGCTGGCAATGCCACGCATCCGGCGATTCCGGGCATCATCTGCACAGTCACCCAAGTTGCCAGCGCCTGAACCATGACAACACGCCGCGAGAGCATCCTGGCCGCCATTGCATCATCGCTTGCTGGTACGACAGGCGTCAGCACGCGCATCTACCGCAGCAGGGTGGAGCCGATCACACGAGGCGAATCACCGGCCATTGTGGTGGAGCCGATCTCAGACCAAGCGGTGATCAGCAACAGCCATTGCAAGACTGACTGGACGCTGACGGTGCGTGTGGCGATCATCGTGCGTGGCGCCATACCGGATCAGGCAGCTGATCCGATTGCCGAGAGTATGCACGCCAAGATCATGGCAGACCAATCAGTAGGTGGCTATGCCATGGCCATCGAGCCGCGCGGCGTGCAGTTCGACATGATCAGCGCAGACCAACCTGGCGGCGTGATCGCTTGCGACTATGAGGTGAGGTACAGGACTGGCCTTGCAAGCTTGGTAAGCTAGTGATGGCAAAACCTAGACTATCCGTGAGCAACAAAAAGCTCCCGCCACTGCCATCTGCCGGCGGCACTTATGTGCTGAACGACAAAGGCACCGAATGGACATTGCACCAGCAAACCTCCGACCCGCTGATTCCTGCGACCGATGGCACTGACACGCAACCGCCTGCTGCTGGCGAAATCTGAATCGAGCTATGGCGTGGTGCCGTCACCGGCGCCAGCCGGTACTGATGCGGTACTGATCAGCAATCTTGAAGTGTCACCGCTCCAGCTTGAGCTGAAGGACCGCGAGCTGGTGCAGGGCTACCTGGGCAACACAGCGCAGGTGGTGGGACAGACCAGCGTCGGCGTGAACTTCAGCGTGGAGCTGGCAGGCAGCGGCACTGCAGGCACTGCGCCGCGCTGGGGATCACTGATGAAGGCATGTGGGTTCTCGGAGACTGTTGTCACCAGTACCAGCGTGACCTATGCGCCAGTGAGCAGCAGCTTCAGCAGCGTGGCGCTGGACTTCAGGAACGATGGCATCAAGCACCTGATCCTGGGCGTGCGCGGCAATGTGGCGATTGAAATGAGTGCCGGTGAAATTCCTAAGTTGAATTTTACTTTCATGGGGATCTATGGGGCGCCAACTGCTACAGCAAATCCGGCAACAACATTTACCAATCAATCAACGCCGGCCGCAGTCAATGCCGACAACACCACCAGCGTTAGCGTGCATAGCTACTCCGCGTGCATGAATGCGTTTAGCCTTGATATGGCGAACAATATGGTGTTCCGCCAGTTGGCAGGTTGCACAAAGCAAGTCATGATTACGGATCGCGCGCCAAGCGGCTCGATCACGGTTGAACTACCTGCCCTTGGCACAAAGGATTTTTATACCATCGCAGCTGCGCAGACTGCTGGCGCCATCAGCTTCCAGCATGGCCAAACCGCTGGCAACATTGCCACATTCACGGCCAGCAACTGCGCATTTGATTCACCAACGCTGGAAGACGGTGATGGTATTCAGCACATTGTGCTGCCATTCCGTCCGCTGCCTGGCAGCAGCGGTAACGATGAAGTTTCCATTGCACTGACCTGATGGGTTTCATTCTTGAGCAAACGCCGACCTTCTCCTGGCCGATCACGATTCGGGAGCAGGTAGACAACGGCCGCTACCGCACGCATACGTTCGAGGCAGTCTTCAAGCGGCTGCCGCAAAGCAGGCTGGAGGATCTTGCAATCAACTTCCAGCAGCTGCGCCATGCAGTCAAGAATGACGATTTGATTGATCGGATCCCTACCAGGGAGATTGCGAGCGAGATCCTGGTGGGTTGGAGCGGCATTTTCGAGGCCGACAACACCACGCAGATCCCGTACTCCGAGGAGACCAAGGCGCAGCTGCTGGAGGTGGCCACTGTTGCTGAGATGTTGGTGCAGACCTACATCGAAAGCGTGGAGAAGGCCAAGGCAAAAAACTGACCGGCGCCGTGGATCACCTGTTCCGCGGCGAGAAGCCAAACGATGACCTGCTGGCTGACGCGGCAGAGTATGGCATCGAGCTGCCAGAGGCTATGTTTGCGCCGCAGCATTTCAAGCTGTGGCCTGAACATGCTGAGGTGGTCGATCTGTTCCTGCGGTGCATGACGCAGTGGCGCCCTACCAGCAATGGCGTGATCGGCTTGGATTATGGAGTGGTGTTGCAGCTTGCTAGCCTGTATAAGATCAGCGACCCGGCCGTAGTGCTGGAGGATTTGCAGGTGATGGAACTGCACGCCAGGGCGCAGATCAACAAGCAGTTGGAGAAGCGCTGATGGCATTCATGGAAGCGCTGCTGAAGATCAAGGCATCGGTTGATGGCGAAGGTGCTGTGACGGCACTCGCCAAGGGCATAGGTGGCTTGAAGAAAGGTGCAGAGGATGCCAGCAGCGGCCTCGGTGGAATGCTCAAGAGCGCCGGCGGACTGAGCGGTGCGCTGGGCAGCCTGGTGCCATTGGTGAGCGGCGTTGGCCTGGCGGCCATGGCCAAGGGTGCCATTGATGCAGCGGACAACATGAATGATCTGTCGCAGAAGACAGGCGTGAGTGTTGAGCGCTTGAGTCAGTTCGACCAGGCGGCCAAGATGAGCGGCACCACGATCGATGCAGTGGGTGGCGCGATGGTCAAGCTGGCCCGCGGCATGGTTGCAGCTGGCACGGCTACTGATGAGTATGGACAGACAGCTGAGCAGGCGCTGCAGGATGCGACGCAGGCGGTAGAAGATGGCGAGGATCGTCAGGTTCAGGCGATCCAGGATGCTGCCGACAAGCGGCTGGCGGCACTTGAAAAGGAATCAGACGATCGACTGCGAGAAATCAACAAGCGATACAAAGCAGAAGCAAGACTGCTGGGTGATTCGTTTGATGATCAATCAAGACAGGAAGCCGATGCAGCAAAAGATAGGCAACAGCAGGAAGAACGCGCAATCAAGCGTCAGTTTGATGCGCGTGCCAAGGCAATTAAGGATGATAAGTATCTGACTGACCAGCAGAAGGAAGCAAAGCTGCAAGCATTGCGCGACGAGGAAGACAATGTTTTGAAGGCGTTGGATCGTGGCTACCAGCAGCAGCAGACGCAACGCACGCGGCAGTTTCGTGATGCACAGCAGCAGCAGGAAGATGCGCTTGAAGAGCGCAAGCGTGCCGAAGAAGAACAGATCAAGGCCCGAATCAATACAGAGAAGAACCTGACCAAAGAGCACGCCGATGGCCAGGTGAAGCTGATCAAGCAATCAAGCAAAGAGCAGATCGAGTCCTTGAAGGAATTAGCCGAAGGTCCGAAAGGTGTGGCGAAGGCTCTAGCAGCGCTTGGATTGAGTGCGGTGGATACCAGCGGCAAGATGAAAAGCACTGATGAGGTGATGCTCGAAGTAGCCGACAAGTTCAAGATGATGCCAGATGGCGCCAAGAAATCAGCGCTTGCTACCCAGCTATTTGGCAAGTCTGGCGCGGACATGATTCCACTGCTTAATGGTGGCCGCAAGGCAGTGGAAAGCCTCGGCATCACCATGACAACCAAGTTTGCCAAAGGTGCTGATGATGCCAATGACAAGCTGGTGGTGCTTCAAACCAAACTGCTTGAGCTCAGCGTAAAGCTTGGCACTGCATTGATGCCAGTGCTCAACACAATCACTGATCTAGTCATCCGGATGGCCACTGGTTTCAGCAGCCTGCCGGATTGGATGCAAGGCACCATCGCAGCCGTTGGCGGCCTGGTGATTGCGCTTGGCCCGCTGGTGCAGATCCTTAGTGGTGCGATGGTCGTTATCAAAGGGATTGCAGCGTTGCAGCTTGGGGCCACCATCGCCAGCTGGGCAGCTGCTCTTGGCCCCGCGATGGGCGTCATCAGCGCTGCATTCTCAGGCCTGCTGGCCTTCCTGAGCGGCACCGTGCTGCCAGCGTTGCTGGCGTTCTTCTCTGGCCCTGTCGGTTGGACAGTGCTGGCCGTGGCGGCGGTGGTGGCGATGGCCATTGCATTCCGCAAGCCGCTCGGTCAGTTCATTACCTGGCTTGGCAGTGTGTTCAAAAAAGGATGGGATGGCTTTGTGAAGAACATCCTGGAGAAGCCAGTCAAGGCGTATTTCAAGTGGTGGCGCAGCAACTGGGAATCAGCGGTGAAGTTCGTGACTGGATTGTTTTCAGGTATTGCCAAAGCATTGAAGGCGCCATTGGATGGCATCGTCAGTATTCTCAGGAATACACTGCGGTTGGCCTTCCGAAATCTCGAGAACGCATTCAATGCTTTTGTTCTTCGGTATAACAACCTCGTCGCCAATCTGAAAAAGTCACCATTCGGTGGGATTCTTGGCCTGATTCCTACTATTCCATTGCTGAACATTCCCAAGTTTGCTCAGGGTGGTTTGGTCACAAAACCCACCATCGCAATGGTGGGTGAAGGGGGCCAGAATGAATTCATCCTGCCAGAGTCAAGGCTGAAAGATTTTGCACAGCTCAACGCTGAGCTTTCGTGGCGAAAGTTTCTCAACAGCGCCTGGTTGCGCAGCCTGCAACCAACCACAAGAAGCGACATTACTCGGGAAAACTTTAAGCGATTAGAGCAACAAATCATCGAAGCCGGCTTAACCGGCAGTGCTCCCAATAAAAACCTGCCAGTAGACGATGAACCAAAGCAACTTGCTATTCATCAGACCAATACGTTTGACGTTGAGCCCATAATTCAGATCACTACTGGCCCCGTGATTCAATTTGACAACAAGAGGTTTGTCACGCTTGATGAGTTTGAAGCTGGCTTGCGGACGGCAGTGCGTTCTGTATTTGATAGCCTGCGCAATCCGGCGACGCGGATTCAGTTGGGGCTGTCCTAATGGCACGCGCACAAGCCCAGTACCTTCGGATTTACTCAGCTGCTGGTGTCACGATCAACCGCTGGCAGAGCTACTACAGCAAGGCCGTGCTGCTCAATGGTGATCTCTGGCTCAGCGTTGCATTCACAGCGCAGGGCTTTACAGAAGGCGCCAGCGGCGTTGAATCTGACATCAGCATCACAGCGCCTGCAACCGGCATTGTGGTGGCGGCATTTGAAGCAGCACTTCAGAATGCCTACCTGGTGGATCTGACCACCTATCAGTTCGATGCGCTCAACGGCAACGATGTCCCGCAGACAGGGCAGGAGCTGATCGCGTCATACACCGGTCAGGTGGTGGGCGGC